TTCCTTGAGACCTTGCTTAGTTCCCTTGCCTTGTAGAAGTCTTAGGGACTCTCTCAACTGCCTTCTGTGAGAGTCTGAGTTGTTGGTGTATAGAGTCCACCCTATGCTGTCTGCTAGGTAAGGTAGTAGCTCGGCTGGGCACTCGTTGATTGAGTGTAGAGTCTCAAGAGAAACTATCTGATCGTCAATGTCGGATACAAGCCAGCTAAGAGCCCTGATGAACTTGGATAGGTTGCCTTCCTTCTGTTGAGTGAGAATCTGTGCTGCTGCTACAGGGTCTACTCCTAGTTGGGATACCACTAAGCGGGCGTCTGGCTGGCTGTAGGAGATGTTGAACTGCGCTCCAGGAGAATCGTAGTATGCCTCCAGACTATCTCTAACCCAAGTATCCTCAGACTGAGAGAAGTTTGTAGGGTGCAACAATCCGTTTATAGTTATAATCTTTTCAAGACCTTGAGTTCCACTGGTCCAAGTATCTGTTCCTGATGCAAATACCCCGTTGGCATAGAAGTTGTTCCATGTAGGTGATCCATGCTGAGTATTCCAAATGTATCTCTTAGCAACTTCTAGTGCATCACCTACACCTAAAGTCTTACCTTCCCATAGCTCTGCCAGGACAGCAGGTAGGTAGTCCTTGAAGTCCTCATGGTTTAGGACAAAGAACATACCTAGTGAGTTTAGCAAGTATGTATAAGTCTCTTCCTTAGTGTCACCATATACCTGTTGCGTAGTGGTTTGTATTTCTGGCGTTACTCCAGCAATACCACATCGAATGGTTGCTAGGAAAGTCTCTAGGAAGCTCTGAAACTCCTCCTTAGTCTGGTTGTCAGAAATGCTGTATCCCTGAGGCTTGAGAATCTCTAGGTCGAACTGCTCTGGTGTTACAAGCGTAGTCTCGTTCTGCTTGATGACATAGTTAGGAAGCTCTGTAAGAGTCTGACCATCCCATCCTAGCAGGGAGGCAATAGGCTCCACTGCGTGAACGTCGTAAATGTCATGGAAGTTATCAAGGATGTTAATATCACCAATGATAGCGACAGAGAACAAATCTGCCTGCTCATGTGTCTGATCCTTAATATCCTCTGCGAAGTAGTAGCTAGGGATTAGCTTCCTTATCGCATCGACATAGTTACGCTTGTAATAGGGCTTAGACATACTGGAAGTTCACGGTTAGGTTGTTTAGCTGTAAAATCTCGTTAAAGTCGAGTCGAACAGCATCCTTGTAATTGTCGATCACGGCTAGGCGTGCCTCTGGGACAACGTCGAATACGTGGCGACCAAGGTCATCAGGGTAGAAGGTTTCACCAAACTCTCGGTTGTCGATGTTGAAGTAGTCAAGGACAGCAGTCTTGATCTTGTTGGAAATGGTTGCTTCGTTTAACTCATACTTCTCGTCTAGTGATACAGATAGGACTACGTCCATCGTGCGAACAAGACCATCTACAATAACTATTTCGTCAGTCATCATCTTGATGGGATCCATGGCCTGTAGCAAGGACTCCTTGAAAGTGATGGATGCTTTCTGTAGTTGAGTGTTGGATGCTCTTTCTAGCATATAGATGTCGATCACGTTTCCTGAGGAGAATGCTTTACGAGTAACTGCTGTTCCCTTTCCTGTTACACCTAGTGGGCTTGAGTAGGTATTAACGAAGGAGGTGTAGTCGTCGTTGGACACAAGACGGTTCTGCTGTCGGAAGACTAGCTTTCCATACCTCTTAGCATGTCGAACTGTCTCAGCGTCTGCGCCACCTGTGAAGGGAGTGGCGTTGACCACGCTAAGAACTTCTCCACCCTCTCCTGAGATCTCCTCGTTGATGTATGCAGACTTGGCGTTACCTCGCTCTCCACCACCCACACGATACATGATCTTGTAAGTAGCTCCTGCTGGTGGGAGAACTCCAGCCACACCATCACCGAAGTAGACCGTGGCAGTGAAGTTGTCATCGTATGCCATGGAGAATAATTTCTGGCTTGAAGAGGATGCAGTAAGTAAGGACTCCACTTCGTCATAGAAACCAGTTACAGATGGACCACCAGAAACGAAGACCTGAATAGATCCATCAATAACTGGTCCCTGTGTTAGGGTTATGTTCTTTAGAACATCTACGTCGGTGAAGGTCCCCTCGTCAATTGCGAACTGTCCCTCTACTAGAGCTAAGTTGCTCCAGTTCTTACCATCTGTAGCTCCTGTTCCATTGTCTGAATCTTCGTATAGAAGCTGTAGCTCTGCGTCAGATGTAGGTGCCTCAATAGCACCATCTCGAACTGAGTATAGAGTGTAGCTTACTACTTCACCATCTACAGGAGAGGTGGTTACGATGACCCTCTCAGAAGGAGGTATCGTGATTGAAGTTCCGCTAGTGATGATTGTGTCTGAGGTAAGAGTGACCGATGCTGCCGCTGAGGAAGGGCCACGCATACGAACACCAATAAGCTCTAGCAGCTTGCGGACGTTGTTAGGGTTGCGAGCAGTCTTCAAGTAACCTTCGTGAGCTAACATGTCAGCCTTCATACTCATTACTGCGCCCATGTATGCAACAAGCTCTATAAGCATGACACCTAGATCAGACTCAGCGAAGTTGTTGTAGTCTAGTGGGTATACAGCCTTTACATAATCAACTAGTGCCTGCTTCAATGTGTCGAAGTCGGTGGCGGCAAAGTCGATCTGATCAGACTTCTCATCCTCAAGGAACTTCACGAACTTCATGAAGTCTGAGCCAGCAGTTGTATAGGGGACGCTCATTTGGTAATGGTTATTAGTATCTGCTCATCGTCTTCACGTTCTTTCACAGTTAGACGAATGGTGATTTGATTGGAGCCATTGCTGGCCTCTGAAACTAAAGTGCGAAAGTCGATAACCTCTATGTTAGGTGCATACTCAGCGACCTGTTCAAGGATCTCATCCTTGATAGCTCTTAGTAGATCGGTAGTGATAGGCTCGAACAAGTAAGCATCCAGATCAACTCCAAAGTCTGGTAGCATCACACGTTCGCCTGGAGCGGTCAGGAGAATCTGCGCCACTTGTGCTCTTATCATCTCCGCACCCTTGTTCTTGTTAGCGAATCGAGAGTTGTCGAACTTTACGGATAGCCCAGTGCGCTCCAGCTTAGTAGCGTCGGCAATCTTCTCTACGGTCCTAGGTGTGGCACTTCTGCCAAACAGTTGTGAACGTCTTGCTACCATATCAAACCTCTATGTTATCGAAGAACTCCTTATGTGCGTCGTAGTTGTGCTTGGCTTGTTCCTCACTCAGTCCTTTACGGTAGAACTTTAGACTACCTAAGTATCCGTTTAGACCACTGTAATGTCCACGGCTCTCGCCCATGAATCCCATACCGTCTGTCCATCCTCCACCTACAATCCATGGAGTGAAGAAGGTCCCTAGCTTTGGACCAGCTAGGAAGTCTAACGTATTGGTATAGTCTATGGTTCCAGAAGTGTATGCGAAGCTGACGTTCTTACCTTCCTGCTTGATAGCGAAGGATGGGATCTGTGCTGCTCTTCCCTTGATGGTCTGGAATGTCTCAGTGTATGTTTGCTCCTGTAGAAGCTCTCCATTTAGGAAGACCTTAACGAAGTTCTTGTTAGGGTCCATGGATATAGACAGGTGAACGAACCCACCTGAGCAGTCGTTGATCTTATAGCCACTGGCGGTGGTCTTCGTGGTTGATATCGACATGCCTAATAGTGGCTTGTCACTATCGTTGCAGTTACCCTTGCGAATGAACTCTACGTCAGAGGTGTTGAGGGACTGAGTAGGTGCGATGATGAGAGCATTGAGTCCTACCAAGGCGCTGTTGTCAAGACCTTGCTCCACACCAATCTCTAGATCAGTTCCCCTATCAAACAACCCGTTGCGTGTCCACTGAGGGTCACGTGTAAGAGCCACAACCATTCCACGAACCAGAGTGCTAGACTCGTCTTTTACCATGTCGTTAGCATCTGTCTCTAGATTACCACCAATATTCTCGTTGGCAAGTAGGACCTTGTAGTAGTGGAAGTCTGTCCATTGACCACACGCGCTAAGGGCGGGCTCAGTGATAGCGTCGTTGAGGTCACCTGTCCAGTCGTATCCAGATGCTCCTGTTCCGAAGGAAGGGAGGTATAGCCACGTATCCATTGTCATGCCTGACATTCCATACATGAGCTTGTCCATATCATTGCTCTGAGGTAGGCGTAGATATGATCCTAGAGATTTTACAGTCTGGCCCTCATACCTAGCTATGCCAGTCAGTCTAGGAATAGTAAGACCCTTGGGGAATACAGCCGATGCGCTCTTGGCTACAAGCTGTGCATTGTTGGTGGTGTCTCCTGTGGTGTTGGCTACTTTATATTCTGTCGAGTTTGGTGCCACCACGTTTGCATCCAGGAAACTATAGACAGAAATAAGTCCATCAGTCGTAACTGCATCAGTAAGTGATAGTGCTGGTAGCAGCGTAGAGGATGCTGCTGGTGCTTGAGTGAGCGCACCTGTTCCGATGCGGTTCATCTCCAGTGGGACAACGGTTGATGCTCTCTGTGAGTCCTTCTCCTTGACGAAGATAGGCTTGACAGGTAGCACGATTCCACTAACCTCACCGTGATCGAATGCTAGAATCTTCTGCTTCTTAACGTCTACTGCGACGTTGAAGTCCTTGAGATATCCGAAGTCGTTGATTGGGACTGTTCCTGGTGCAAAGGTGGCAGAGGCTCCGTATAGGTCAGGTGCCTTGACAGCTAGCTCGATCTGCTTCTTCCTCTTGTTAGCCTTTACCTCGTAGGACTGTAACTCTGAGAATATTTGCTGTTGGTAGTTGATTACCACAGCGGAATCTTCTTCGTATCCAGATGCTATAAGGTTCTGCTTGTGAGACTCCATGTCGGTCAGAACCTTGAGCTTCTGTCCCTCGATGACCTGTAAGGTTGCATCAGCATCGTAGTGAAGGATCAGTGCCTCGGAGGAGTCGATCTTGTTTAGGTCAAGGATAGTGTCAACATATCTGTCAACATCACGCAGTGTGATCTGTGTTCCCTTTCCTCCAAGTGCTGCTGCATGGTCTAGCTTCCAGGCAGTAGCGTCAGGAACGAATCCGATATCCGCCACTCCAGGAACATCCTGACCATCAGCATAGGTCCTGTTCTGTGAGTCGTAGTAGAGACCGTCCTTAGATAGGATGAACTGTCCTCGCTTGGCCTTAGGTGGGCCATACACTAATCTAAAGATAGCCCCTTCGTCCTCTTCTTCTACAGCGGTTGGCTCTTCAGTGCGCTGCTCAAGGACCGTAGCGATGTTCTGAAGTCCTTCCGAAGCTCTCTGGAGGAAGTCCTCGGCGTTTGCGATGGTAGCCTCGATGACTGCTTTGCGTGCGGTAGCGGGCATCTCAAGGTCCTTCCCGATGCCATACTTCTTCTCCTTGTCAGACTTTAGCTGCTCAAGGCAGTTCTTGATCGCCTCAATCTGGTCACCGATCTGCGTGACGAACTGGTCGATGCCTGCTATGAATCCAGCAATTGCTCCGATTCCAGCCAGGGCCAGACCCAAGGTATACATGTTGGAGTCTGGGAATAGCTGGACCTTACCAGTGAACGTGTCGAACTCTATGATACCTAGCTTGCCAAATAGCTCCTGCATCAACTCAGCAATCACTGCGTTGGCGTAAGCCATGCCTTCCTGAATAGCTATAGTAATCTGCATCAGGACAGAGGTAGGGATAATACCTAGAGCTAAGATGTTAGAAACCAAATCCATAACGCAGCTAGGGACCCCAAACTCTTGGGTCACGAAGCTGCCAGGATCAGTCAGTAGGGATAGGTTACTCATCTCTTAGAAGGTGGAATTGGAGGAATGGGAACCACAGGCTGTAGGTTTACCTGAGCCCCTGATATATTTACTTGACCAACTGCCTTGATGTTGATATTGGCAGTAGACTCTAGGTTGATGTTCAGTCCACTCTTAATATTGACGTTGCCTTGGCTGTCTAGCCTGACCTCTGCCAGTGGATTAGGGACGCTACCAGCCTTGATGATGACTCCTGGGCCTTCTGCTGCGTCTGTTGCAATCAGGGCAGGATCGGTGCAGGACTCAATGACCACTTGGTTGTTCTCGCTGGTGACCTTTACATCTCCGTTGAACAGTCCGATTGGTAAAGGGCGTAGAGGGTTTGCCTGGGTGCCCTCGTTGATGAGCTTTAGCTCTCCTCCGTAAGGGCCTACGGTGACCATGTTAGATCCCTTCCTAGCCCTACTTGTTACAGAGTTAGCAGCGTTGATCTCGATCTGATCAGGCTTGTTGTTGTATACTCCTGTGATCTTGATGTTCGAGTTCATTCCAGCAGCGTTCATCTGGACAGACTCGTTGCCAGGGTAGTTGTTGATTACAAACTCTCCTGACCCTCCTGCTCCTTTGAGTCTAGTGATGTTCTTGATGTCGCTCTCACTGATCTCATGTGTGATCGTTACGCCTGCACCTTCCTTGGATGTAAGTCCTGTGCTGGTCATCTTTCCACCTGCTTGGTAGGTATCAGGATTACCTTTAATGGTCTTAGGAATCGTAGCCAAGTAGTAAAGAGCCATCTCATTCTCAGGTGAGCATATAAGGATCTCGGAGTCCTTATCAATAGGAGCGCTGAACCCTCCTCCAAGAGGTCCACCTGTAGGGGTTGTATACCTTACAGGAACAAGCATCTCACCAGCCTGGATGTCTGAGATTCTAACTCTTATGATTCCAGTCCTTGAAGGATCTACATCCTCTGTCACTGTTGCCTTGTATACTTTCATCGGTTCACTCGTATGAGACGCCCTCTGCTATCTCTTCTATAACCAGATCCAGGTTCGCCTCTTCTTGGCTTAGGGGGTTTAGTTGGGGGTGGTTCTGGTCTAGGTCCTACTGGTGGAAAGTTTAATATGACCCGTTCTTCTTCTTCTCCAAGCAGCATATTAGTCAACTCCTCCCTTCGGGTCTGCGGCGTCGATACATCGGGGAAACTATAGTTACTCAGACTTTGCTCCAGGCTTAGTATTGCCTCTGTTTGTGTGATGTCCTCAGGAGATACTTCGTCTGATGTTTGGGACTCCTTTACCATGTCAAACTCAGTATATGCAGTTCCTTCCATAACTACATGTCTCATCTTAAAGATCCTGTAGAACCCTGTAAGAATAGAATTGTTTAGGAACCTTCTGCTATCCGTAGTAGTCATGTTGGTGGATAGCAGTAGAGATGGTATGAAAAGAACATCACTGTCTATCAGACTTAGGTCTAAAGGAGTCTTTACTGTTATAATATCAGCACCTTTCATCTGCTTTAAACGAACAAACACTAGGAAGGCAGCTACTCCTCTAGGATCGACACCTTCATAGACTCTATCAGCACGCTTAAGTGTTTCGTCTATTGCTAGCTTTACAGCCTCCGTAACTGCCTCTTCCTGAGGAACAGTGTTAATGTCCACACCTTCACTTCTCAAGGCTTCAGCTATATCCTTGATGGACGATGAGTTAGTAAGAGCTGCCTTCTTATACATCTGTAAAACTTCGTCTAGAGTCTTAGTATCATTATACAAAACACCTTGTCTCTTTAGAAGCTGTGTAGACTGCGTAAGTAGTCCATAGTCAGCAGCGTCGTTAGACTGCTTGCCTACGATAGAGATGACGTTGGCGTCTGCAACCCCATGCTTGAACAATGGGAATACCCTATCGTTGATACTCCTAAGAAGACCTTTCTTAGTCAGGATGGGTTGGATCTTCTGTTTCCTATATTTAGCAATAAGCTGTGAAACCTCCTTCAAGGTCTTGGAGTTATCTGATCTAGACCCTATGCTCTCATGGTCACCCATTGCAAAACTAGTAATTACGGGATCTACTGAAACTAGTCCAATAGATCTAATATGCTTTAGGTCACCCCTGAACATCTTAACTTCAGTCCTGCCTGTTAGCTGCATACCTGCGACTCTAAGAGGAATGCCAAAGTGTGTAAGCATATGCTTAAGCCTCATGCTGACATACTTAACTGGTGCAGCTAGACCATCAAACGAAGGATCATCATCAAATACGTCGAGAACATCTCTGGAGGTATTTGCAAGGTATAAAGTTCCTTCCTTGTTTGTAACTGAGAACCCTAGATCCTCCTCCAGCATCAACTCAAACTCAGTTGGATCCATTGTTCCGTGAGCAACTTCTATAGCATTGAAGAGTTCGTCTGGTATTACAACCACCCCCATCATGTATATATTAGATATAGTGATAGGGTATGCGAGGACATCCTCCATAGCCCTTACTAGATTGGTAACAAGTATAGTCCTCTTGAGATCTGAACCGTAACTCTGACCCCAACTCTCTTGCTTACCAATTTCTACGGTTCCAGTCTCGAATACGTTGCCCTGTTTGTAGCTTACTCCCTCGGTAAGGTTCTCCTTGGAAGCGATGCTGGTTGATGGTGCTATACGAATCTCAGTTACTGCGGAGTCCTCAGAGGCTTCTAGTCTAGAATATCTAATAATAGTCCCATAGATAAGGTCAGATCTACGACCTCCTGAGTCCATTCTATAGGCTACACGAAAATCCTTCTCAATAGGAACAGGACCTATAGCATACCCATTACCGTCAAGGTGCTTCTTAGCATATGAGTCTAAAGACCAACCTGCTAATCTAGCTCCAACAAAACCATCCTGGTCTAGAAATCTTACATCTAGTATAGGGCCAGGAGCTTTGTATGAGAAACTAATGACACTGTCAGCAGCGGAATCTACAAGAGGAACTAACTCCTCGTCACCTTCTGGTGATAGGTTTGTAATGAAGACTTCTAGTCTGGGGGTTCCTACACTGTCAGACATTAGGTATCCTAATCTTGGAATCTTTGGTTAACTGTTGGAGAGGATCATTCATGTTATTGATGTGTTGGACATACCACCAGTTCTGTGGTGTATCATAGAAGACTACGGACAACGAATCAGATCGACCCTCATGATGTTGTAAAAGTCTAGCTGTTCTATAGACCTTGTCATCAGCAGACGCAACCATGTCGTCAAAAGA